TTAGTCATGTTCATTCAGTCTTGAAATCTTTAAAACGCGTTATGCGAATTAAACATTCCACTATAGAGGTTTCTTCAAATATACAACGAGTACTAAATAATGACAGCGTCAGTAAACTTATGAAGAAAGTAGGACATTGGAGCTCAAAAGACAGGAAAGTGTTAGATAGTTTTCCTGGACTAAGCAAACACCAAATAGAACGAATATATACGATTAAAACTGATTATAACACAATTTTAACTGCATGGAAACTAAAATACAATGATGTTAAACAAGAAATCACAAAAGCAACTCCTAAGAATAACAATTTAATTCTAGGTTTCATACAACATCTCTTCAGATATTACGCAGAAGGAAAGTCATATATAAACAGATGGTGTGGATCAACTCGCGAAATATCAATGCTAACAAATGATATCACACGGTTCATTGCTTCTACACTTACAAGAGCAATGAACATCCCAGTCTCAGATCGCCTTATAAATAAAGCAAAACAAGACTGTGTTGATCGATGGATGACGAAGCCAAAATATATTTCTGATGATAAGATATGCAGACTAGAAAATTTCTGCACAGAAAAGTTAAGTCTCATCAACAAAAATCAAGTAGGGTATGCTTCTTCATCAATGATGCCTATTACGTCACTTAGTGCGTGCATTGAGAAGTCAACAAAGGAGGGCGGTGTAGCAGGATTCTTCGAGGATAATAAAGTTAAGATTTTTAACGATACTAGAAATACTGAGGAAAGTTTAGTAAAAGCCTTACGATCTAAAGTTAAGGATGAATACGACGCAAACTTTGCTGAAAAAGCAAAGATGCGAAGAAACAGAGCTGAACTAGAGACAGAAAGAAAAATATCAAACAATCCAAAGCGATTCGCAGAATTTCGAGACAACTTATACAATGTCAGACTGGAACAACTAACTGATATTGAACGAGAAAAGACAAGACATAAGTTGAAGGTTGAAATTCGGCACCTCAGAGAAAACTACCAAACAGACCTGCTTGCTATGAAAGAGAAAACCAAAGAACGAAAACAGTCAACAATGGATTTGGCATACAGATCTTCTATAAATAAAATTAAGTATGAAGATAACTATAACTTAATTAAGCCAATAACCATCTTATCAACAGGCGGAAGGATTAGAATTGCATCATTACACTGTGCATATATGTCGCACATGGGTAAAATCATAAACAAACGATTACTTCCTCTAACAAGAATAATGAGAGCAACAAGAGACTCATATGTTGATGAGCCATTTACAATGGAAAGAAATCCATTGCCTGAAGCAAGGTTATTCTCTGCTGATCTAAGTGCTGCAACTGATAGGATTCCTCATATTTTAGGAAAACGGTTGATGCAGACACTAGGTCGACAACTGGGTTGGGATTCCGACTTTATACGTGCAGCCGAAAACACAGTGGGTCATCAAAGTATTACAATTGACGACGTCGCATTGAAAACAAAAAGAGGACTGCATATGGGAATTGGATCAAGTTGGCCAATTCTCTCTTTAATACATAACTATGCAGCGTCTTGTGCTTCCCCAGATCGATTCTTCCGAATTTGCGGAGATGATCTTATTGCGCACTGGACCCCAGAACAAATCAGTTTGTACTACAAAACCATGTCAGATCTAGGCTTTGAGTTTAACAAAAGTAAATCGTTTGAGAGTATCTCAACAGGTTGCTTTTGTGAAAGATTTGTATATGTCGATACTGACTACGTGGTCTTCGAGAGAAGAATTACTCTGAGTGAAATTAGCTGTAACAAATTGCGTTTCAACCAACAAAACTCAGCTCTCAAAGTTCGTTCTCAATTGTTCACATCCTTAAAGAAATTGAAAATGTTTGAAGGCGTTCAGAAACATGTTCCGACACTTATGAGACCTTCATACAAACATCTTACAACTATGCTTAAGACTCTTGCAATGACAGTCGCAAGGCTTAATAAGCCAACCAAACTAGAAGATGTACCTTTACAATTAGGTGGACGATTGCTTCCTCATGAGACTATACCGAAACAAAATAAAGAAATATGTTTCGCTAGAATCATAGGATTAATGTCAGGATTGCAATATAATCTGACAAGAACAAAAGTCGAAGAACTAACGGATAAGATACTTCAACCAATAAGAACTTCGCTGACTCGGTGTCAAGATAAAGAACACACGTATTCTTACAACGATGCACTAATCAACGTTCACTCAATTCTAAGTGACAATAACAGATTAGTGAAAATAACGCAGAATACTCCTCTTCACCATGGGCATATACTTAACAGGAATAAGAAGAATGACAAACAGATTAGAGACAAAATCTGGATGCAAGGAACCTTTAAAGAACAATTAAAACTAGTCCTTAAAAGGTGGAACTCCTACTCTTCAGAACAATGTGCTTTCTCTTCTAAAACAAGATATTTCCTTCTCAATGAATTAAACGCAAAGAGCCCAAAAATTAATAGCATGCTGAATATAATCTCAAAAGATACGATAGTAGGTTATGCATCAAATGAGCTGCTTAGAAAATTTCAACTCGAGTTTGGAGAGTTAAAATACCAAACAGGTTTATCAGCAGGCCTGCCCTTGCTGAAAAGTACCATTA